GATTAAGAAACAAAGTATAAAACTATTAAACTATAAGGTTATGAGTACATCATTTAAGAACACTATGAGAGAGGTAATGAGTCTTGCTTGGCAGTTCGTACGCAAGAATGGTTATACATTATCAGAAGCGTTAAAGTGCGCTTGGGCAAACATTAAGTTAAAAGCAGCCCTTAGTAAGCGAGTAGTTAAATTCTACTTTCAGAAAGTCGACGGCAGTCTGAGAGAGGCTTACGGCACTTTAATGAGTGAAAGAATACCTGCGACAAAGGGCGAGAAAAAGACAGCAGACACTTGTCAAGTGTACTTTGATACAGAAAAAGACGAGTGGCGTTGTTTCAAAAAAGCAAACTTAGTTAGAATAGCATAAATCAACATCGGGGTAGGTTCGCCTACCCTACTAAAAGCAAAGACAATGAAGAACTATCATATTACATATAGCTACAAGCATCAGAACAATGTTGTTATCGTTGATTGTGACATTGAAGAAGTACACAAATCAGATATTAAGCGTGGTGATACCATATTGTTAGATAATGGCGATACAAAGACAATCTGCATGAATAATCTAACATGGGATAAATTCTTAGGTCGCTGTATATGTGGTGATAGTTATAATATAGGTCGCAAACTTGTAAAGCGTGTGCATAACCTTAGAATAGGCACACCAAAGCAATTTGGATATTAAGACAATGAAGACATTAAACCTTATTATTAAGCAGTGCTATTTTGACGAGATTATCAAAGGCACGAAAAAGCAAGAGTTTAGAGAAGTAAAGCCAACAACTATCAAGCGACTTGTACAGCTTGACAAAGACGGCTACGAAGTAGAAGATGAGAACGGCAACGCTATCCCTATTCAGTATGATGCCTTACAACTTTATGTAGGCTATGCGAAAAATAGAGCATCAGCACTTGTTGAAGTAAAGTCTGCCTATTGTGAGATTATCACAAACGAAAAGGGCGAGCCTATCATATATCAATATGGTACAGATGAGAAAGGTGAGCCACTTGTATGGGTGGTAGAACAAGTAGTGTATAACTTAGGTAAAGTGCTTGCCTATAAACCAAAGGGACAATGAAGAATTTACAAGAATTATCTGCGTGGGTAAATGAGATAGTTGATGACGTTTCTAAAACAGAAAAACAACAATCGAAGCGTTGTCGTTTTACTCACAAAAGATAAAAGAGATAGCAGATAAGAAAGCTATATCTTTGCAATGTAGTAACCGCCTTAGTGGTATTCGGTGGTAGAGAAGATATTTAAAGGGCATTAACTTCGGGTTCTGAATACCACATCAAGAACTCTTAGTTTTTGCCCTTGTTTTATAAACGCCCCCGAACTCTTTGCACGACAAAGGGGCAAAATCAAAAACGATACAAAGATATGAAAAGTAATCAAGAAATGATACGTAAGATTGAGAATTTTTCAGTTACACAACGCACAAGTGATGGATTTTTTGACGGCAGCGAGCTTTTAAGACAGTGGAATGCGAGTGATGGACATGCTCGTAGAAGAATGAATGAATTCCTTGATAGTCCAAAGGTTAGGGATTTTATAAACGCTCTCGCAGATGATGAAAGCCATAGACGAAAAACCGTCAATGCTGTAAATCAACAAGTTACAGAGGCAGACCTAATAATACATGTAAAAGGCAGAATGGGTAAAAATGGTAGAACACCCGATAAGGTATGGATGAACCCAATACTATTTATCAAGTTTGCCATGTGGATTAACCCAACATTTGAAGTAAAGGTTATCCGCTTTGTCTATGACGAAATGATAAAGTACCGCAATGACGCTGGCGATGCCTACAGAGATTTAAGCTCTGCAATCGGTAAGATTGTTCCTGCTGACTTTATGCCAAAGGCAATGCAAAAGGTAGCAGAGGCTCTCAACTGGATAGTATTTGGTTGTCATGAGAAAATGGCAAGAAACAAATATGGTGATGAGAGCAAGCAGAGAGAACTCTATCAGCTTGAAAAGAAAATCGCTGACCTTATCAATGACGGGTTTATCAAGAACTATGATAGTCTTATAAACTATCTTAGAAAGAAGTTTCAAGAAAATCAATATCCAAAAGTATTTAGAACGGCATGAGTAAGTTAGAATTTTACAAAAGAGTTGAGATTGAAACATCAGACGATGTAACACTCAGCATACAAGCATCAAGAATGCAAGTCACAGATTCAGACGGCACATGTGAAATGGATGCAGAAATAGTGCTGTTAATCGAGGACGAAGAACAAGACAACGAAGCTGTATCAATCTTATCAACTGACAACATAGACAAGTTGATAGAACAATTACGCACGCTTAACGAAAAAGTAAAAGAGTACAACAGAACTCTCAAAGAAAGATAGCCATGGAGCAAAAATGCTCCATGCTGAAAATCAACAAATTATAAGATTATAAAACTATTAAGACTATGACCGAGATTAAGACAATAACCCTATGCAAAGAAACGGCAGAGCTGTTCGACTGCAAAAAGAAATTAGATGAGTGCTTTAACACATTAGGCAAAGTCCATGAAACCCTATTAGGATATGATAAAGCCTTTGAAGACTCATTAGATAACGCATACATAGCTATGAATGATGTTATAATGCATCTTCTATCCGAGCAGATAGACACCAATAGCACAGAAAGCAATTACAAAGTAATTTAGCAACATATAAAAGATTTGCCACAACGTTTTTGTTGTGGCTTTTCTGTTTTTATACCATTCCCATACCCTTTCTTTTCTTGTTATCTTTGCGATTATGGTAATATACGACATTCATAACAGCAAGATACTCGATGCGACACTGACAGAGGGCGCAGAACACGAGCAAGAGTTAGGCAGAAGTGACCTTATAAGGTTATCATGGCAGAGTGATGTAAAACTCACCTTGCCAGCAGGTGCGTATATTATACCATTTGATGACGGCTTGAAGTATAGGTTACTCAGTCCGTACACACCGACAGAGGACGACAAAGGGTTTAAGTACACTCCCGAGTTTCAGCACCCTTTGATGTGGCTTTCACGTGTGCCATTTCTTTATATAGAGGGCGATTTGAAGCAACAAGAATGGTCTTTCGATGGACTAACAACAGATGCTTTACAACGCGCTTGCAAGGCTATCAATGAAGCACTCAATATAACGACAGAGAGCGAAAAGTTTACATTCACCCTTTGCGGTAATGTAGATAGTTCCGTATCATTTTCCGTATCATCGAATGATATACTTTCCGTATTATCTTCTATTGCTCAAGGCTGCAAGAATAACGCTTGTGAATGGCATTTATCGTGGAAGCATAAGGCTTTGTATTTCGGTCAGATAAGCATAAATCTTGGTGAGGACGTACCGACATTAAAGGTACACGAAAATATACAGAAAGCATCTGTAAGCGATAGCAAAGAACCGTATTATAACTGTTTCTATCCGCAGGGGTCTACAAAGAATATGTCTACAAAGGCACTTGTGGGCACTGGCAATGTTGCCACACTCCTACGATTAGGACTTGACAAGTCTGTTTACCCTGACGGATATATCTATGTAGACACAGAGGGGAACGTCATCACAAAGGAAGCATTTGAGGCATCAGGAGAAATCAAGCAAACGCTTGCACTCTCCTTTGATGATGTTTATCCACATATTGATTTGTATGTTTATAACGTCCGTAAGCACGTGCGTTATCTCAAGAACTCTCAGACAAACACAATAGAACTTGACAGCAGAGGAAACAAAAAGACATATACTATTTGGTATATGCGATTGGCGTTCCCGTCTGTCACTAAGATAGCTGGCAAGACTGCTATCAATATAACTCACGATAAGGACGAAAGCGGAAACATCATTACTCACTATTGGTATGACTATGAGATAGACCGAACAAAGCAGGTGTTACAAGGGTACACGCTTAAAGGAATATTTAAGGTTAACACCCACGCTGTAGATGGGCAATATGACGTCCTTACGCAGGGACTTGTCGGGCAGCCAAACGGGCAAGAGGGTTTTGAACTCCACTACCACGAAGTAAACAACCCAATAGCAGCAAAGCCAAACGAGGGAGATAGCGGTGTAGACATCTTAAAGGGTGATTACGAAATACTCAAGTATCAAAGCGGAGATACCATTATCCCTACCAATGAGAGCGAGGGACTTTACCCACGTGGGAAAGACGTCCCTGATCTCACTTGTAATATGGTCGTGCTGTTTAACATCGTAATGGGTGAGCAGGAAACGAAACTTGCACAAGAAGAATTAGCAGCACGAACTATCAACGAGATAAAAAGACGTGCGCAGGATAACAACAACTACTCATTCTCCTCTAATGTGGTAGCTTTCGCAAACAAGAACCCAAAACTATATATCGGTCAGAAAGTCACATTTGACGATGGATTTGGCTATCAATTAAAGACACGTGTCCTTAGACTGGTCACAAAGCTGGATTACCCGATTATTCAGGAGATAACCGTTGGCAATCAAGCCGTCAAGGGTACTATCTCGCAGTTAAAGGAGGATGTCAATAATATCCTATCGGGTAATTTCAGCGGTGGCGGACTTAATGCCACACAGATAAGTGAGCTTATAAAGAATTATGTAGACCCACGCTTCCTAAGAAAGAATATCCCCGATACCGCTCAAGAGGTTATTACATTCTTGAAGGGTATTGCTGTCGGTGAGAATGGTTATGGGTTTAGTGAGCTTGGAGAGTTGATTGCAAATGCTGTTAAAAGCCGTGACTTCCATTCAGGTCTTCTCGATGGTACAGGATTTGGAATTTACAAGGACGAAAACGGTAAGTCGGTGGCGGAGATTGACAAGCTCAATGTAAGGCAGAAAGCAACCTTTTCAGAGTTAGAGTATAGACGACTTGCTTTTACTACGGGCGATGTTGGATTCACGTCAGCAAGTGCGCATATTAGTGATGTTATTCCGATTGGTGCTAATGGCACTCCTATCGTTAACTCGACAACATTCTTTAAGTCTGCAAATAAGCAGGTGATGATAAATAATGCCCTACTCTCTTATAGTGTGTTACCAGGTGGAAATAGTATATCTGCTTATAGATGTTACTTTCTTGCTGATGATGGCGATAAGCGTATCAGTAACGATTGGAGGGTTGGTGACCAAGCAATGTGCAAAACGTCAAACCTCATTTCTCGAACGTCAAACAGAACAGCTAATAGGTATTATTGGCGTTTGGTGGTAAACAAGGGAACGGAAACTATCAATGGTAAATTATACCACTTCGTAGACCTTTCGGATATTCGTGGCTCGCTTGAACTTACTATTGACGGCAAACAATATACTTGTGTCGGATATGCTACAAGCATAGAGATTAATAATGATATTCCAAAGGCTGAGGATGACATTATCCAATTAGGAAGTCAGACCGACACCGATAGGCAATACGCTCACATCATCTATGTATCAGAGGGGAAACGTGTGGACTATGCAGGAATCAATAACTACGACCTTACAAGTCATATCGTCAATGAGTTCTCGCCAAGAGGAACAAAGGTGCGTTCTGACCGCTTCGAGATTATCTCCGCAGCAGGTACAGGAGTAAGTGGTTCTTTGGTGTGCGACAGAGGAGAATGGGTTGACGGAACTACCGCAGGTCATTACGATAGATTCTCGTATCAAGGATCTCTGTGGCTTTGTAACGTTGGAATAGGTAACACTACCACCAAAGCACCAACAGAAAACAGTAGGGAGTGGATAAAGCAAGTTTCACAAGATGCGGCATACACCATTTCTATTGTGGTTAAAAGTGGTTTAATTCGTAACGGAGAAGGTAGCGTAACGCTGGAAGCAACACTCTATAAGGGCAATGTAGATGTGTCGAACGAATATCATCATTCTGTGTGGTCGTGGAAGCGCAATAGCGGTGATAGTGTGTCTGATAATGCGTGGAATAACGCACATCAAGGAGTAGGACGAGAAATAACAATAACGGCATCAGAGGTTGTTTCAAGTGCAACCTTTGATTGCGAAATAAACAACTAACAATGAAAGCAAGAGGACAAATAACCATCCACAATGTGCGTGACGGAGAAACAGCAGAGTTCTATCGTCTTAAAGTCATTCGTGAGGAAGCTGTGGTAAATGGCGAGGGTACATTAAAAGGCACTTTTAGCTATTCTATCGAGTACGTAAAGGGGTCGGTGACGACCATAAAGAAAGGAAATAAGAATGAGTTATATGTTGTGTGTAGAACAAACACCAACGTAAACGTTCCTATGACAGCAGGGATAGAAAACAGCGGTACTTTCACTCTCAATGAGTACGTTAAATCTGAAAACAGACCAGATTTTTTTGTTGTTGAATTAAAGAAGGGTAAGGAGGTACTTGAAACAAGAAACATTCAAGTAATGATGGAAGCGGCATCATATACTAAGATTGTCAATGACATGAGAGAAACAGTGTCTACAAATGGCAAGGATATAACAAGCATTAAGCAGGATGCCAATAGTATAAAACTCATAGCAGAAGGTCTGAGAACTGGTGTAAGAAACCTCCTCTCTGGTGGAAAGGTTGAAAAGACGTATCACACATACGGATATAGTGAGGGCAAAACAAATATCAAGTTGAAGCCTAATACAACCTATACAATGACAGTATCAGGTCATATCAGTGCTGATGCCATTGCGAAAGGTCAGACATTGCAAGCATACATCATTGCTGAAGGTTGGGCGTGGAGTGCTGGCGGTGGCAATCTCGAAATTAATACTACACATGATGTTATTAAACATTATACTTTTACAACACCTGAAACATTACCAAATAATGGAGTATGCACTTTTGATGCCTACCCAACTCCGAACAAGATGCCACATGAAGCAAACGGAGATATAACCGTTAATTGGGCTGTTGTGACAGAAGGCACAGCCCCAGCTGCTGAATGGCTACCAAGTGTGGAGGAAAGCGCAGAAGAACGAGTAAAGAAAGTTGAAGCAAGACTTGAAAATGGAGAGTTCAAAGTAAAATCTGACAAGACTATTTTTGTTGACAACAGCGGCAAAGAAGTCGTACTCATAGAGAACGGTAAGATGTCAGCAGAACTTATTGACGCTGTTAAACTCGTTGCTCTCGGTATCAAGGCGCAGACTATCGATGCGGGAGGAGCTACTTTTCAAAATATCACCGTTACTGGTGATAGTACATTTGAGGGTACACTCAAAGGTACAAGTGGCTCGTTTACTTCGTTAGATTGCCTTGACGGTACTAATAAGGTTGGTGGCATTACATTCGGGACTATGGGAAATAAAGGCTATATGGCTTTTACAGGTGATTTTGGAATGTTGGGCGAAACAACGGGTGACATTCGTAAGCGTTTCCATAATTTTTATGCAACTAACATTTATTGTAACAGTCAGTTCGGGCATAAGTCAAGGGTCTGTGCGGTTGTGAAGGACGATGAGATGTTTGTTTATAACGATGGACATATTGAAAATGGTATTCGTATAGGTTTAACTTTTAACCATATAATTATAAATGGTAGAAACATTAATTATTATAGAATCCCAATGTATTCTCCTGGCTTCGGGGGTGAATCTGGAGAGATTTTGGATATTGATAATCCAAAGGCTCAAAAGGGTTCGCAAACCTATTTTGATGAACTTCCAGTAGGTGTCCCTATTGATGTTATTATATTCAATGGTACTAAGAATTTCTGTTATGAATTTTTTGGGATGGGATATGGCAAGCAGTGGACGGTTATTAATGGCAATGATAGTCAAGCTGTGTACATTTTTGACCATCGAGAACTTCGTAAGTTTGAAGGTGGGTATGTGTTTGAATATATGTACGTAAATCCACATTGGTTAACTCCTGAGAAGAGTAATGATAATCTTGGTGCAGGCGTATTCTATACGGCTGGTATTGATTTTGACTGGTAAGAACATTATTAATTTAAAATAAAATAATATGAAAAAACTTTTAGATTGTATTTACAGGGTTTTCGAGAAGTTCGCTGCTATTGGTAGCGACAAGTACTTACACCTCATTGCAGGTCTTATCGTAGCATTCGTGCTTGGTAGACTGTTTGCTAACGTTGAAGCGTGGGCGTATCCTGCTATTGTTGGTGTGTTGCTGCTAATGGTGGCAAAAGAGTGTGTTGATTATTACATCCGTAAGGAGCAGTTCGATTGGAAAGATGTAGTTGCTGGTCTGGTGGGTGCGTTTGTCGGAGTAATACTTTGTTTACTATGAATTATTTAGAACAATTTAAATACGTAATGTGTAGTGTCATCAGCGGAATGCTGAGCTTATTCTTTCCCATACGGGACTTTATGTATGCTATGCTTGTTGTCTTCGGTGTCAACTATATCTTCGGATTAGTCGCAGGACTGAAACATGGCGAGGAGTGGAACTTAAAAAAGTCAATGGTGTTCTTTTATCATTGTTGTTTATTCTTCGTAATGTCAGCTTCTATCTTCATTACAGGCTATTTCCTTCATGCAGGAGAAGAGACACTCGGAGTTGTAAAGGCATTGTGCGGTGTGGCTATCTGGTTTTACTCTACGAATATCGTCCGAAATTGGAGAATGATGCTCATTGAGGATACTACAATGTGGAAAGTGGCAGGTTTTGTTTACTATGTGCTTACACTGAAAGCGATAGACAAAATACCATTCCTCAGCGAATATCTCAAAACGGCTCATGTAAAAGTCGATGACAACAAACCAAAGTTTGAATAACCATTTAACGATAAAGATATGACAGAAGAAGAAAAGAGTGGCATCGTCCACGAGGTGATAGAAACTATCAAAGGGCAGTCGCAGGACATCACAGAACTCCCATTGTCGGATAACATTGAGGATTTCACCACCCTCCCTGCTGTTGGCAAAGACGGCAGGTTAAAAAAGTTCAGAGTTACTGATTTGAGGTCAGAGTTCGCAGGAGGTAGTAATATTGAGCTTGTGCAGGAAATGGGACAGAGCGAAGATAAGGCTATGTCACAGAAAGCAACCACCGCAGCTATTGCCGCAGCCACAACCACCAATGACGGCAAGAACTTGCAGGAGGTATATGATGCCACAAAGTCTTTGACACGTACAGGGCAGCCGTCAGCGACTATCGACATTGCGCAGGAACTTGGCGAAGCTGCTGATAAGCCTATCTCACAGAAGGCAGTCTCAGCTGTTATTGCTGAAATTGAGAAGAAAGCTCGTGATAATGCAGAGGCTATTGCGTCTATGTCTGCAAGCGGCGGTGTGCCTATCACGCAGGAACTTGGCGACAGCGCAACTTCTGTTATGTCGCAGGCAGCTGTGAAGAAAGCTATCGAAAATGTAAAGGTCCCTGATAGTCTCACAAAGGATGTATCAGTGTTGAAGGAGCTGGATAACACATACTCTGTGTTGACAGAAGACAAATTTGTTGCATCTTCACAAGATACCGCTTACAACAATGGTTTTGCGTTTGAAATATATAGAAACCTATCAGAAGGGGTTGTCTTTGTTGTTGGTGTGAATTTTCACAAGTCACATACTTCTGACAGAAAAGTTAAATTAGCTATTTTCGATTACGAGAAGCAAAAGGTCTTAGATATCAGCGAACGCAATGTACCTGCTAATCAAGAGAAAATAGATGTTTTTTTATCCTTGTTTCCAAAGCAGGGTCTTATGTTTTATGACCCAGTGATTAGTTATCCGTATGACTTAAGAGGCTCTACATACAATATATTCGGAACTGTCGGGTCTATCTTAAGTAAAGATAGCAAACTTGTATCCTTGAATACGGCAAAGATACAAGTTTCTACCATAGTTAAATCGCACGTAGATATAAATCGATTAAAGAAGTCTCCATGGGAAGGAAAGAAGATTGTAGTCGTTGGAGATTCTATTTCTGATAAATCTATTTACGAAGTTGGTCTATTTATGTTAGGAAAAGCCTTAGACCCACGCTCGTGGGTTGACGTAATGAAGGATGAGTTGGGTTGTGAAGTTGTTAATTACGGCTCTTCTGGACATTGTATGCGACATAATGGTGGCGATGGTTTCTCTGCGACAGAGGCTGAACACACGGAAAGTGGAAAGTTGCCAAAGCGTCCACATTACGACACTGCGCTACTTGGTAATCTTGATGCTGACCTCTATATCTTCGAATATGGAGTGAATGACGGAACTAATCTTGGAGCGGACCAGATTAATTCTCCTATTTCAGCGGACAATCGTAATAGCTATACCACTGGTATGAATTATGTATTGTCGAAGTTGTTCGAGGCAAAGCCAAATGCAAGATGCGTATTCGTATCGCATTGGGTGAATATTCGAGATGTTGATAAGCAGATAATTTCAGCGCAGGAAGCCGTGGCGAAGAAGTGGAATATTCCGTGTATAAAGTGGGCGGAATTATGCGGTTTCTCAGATGTAGCTTGCGTAAAGACTGCCACTATTAACGGGAAGCAGATTACATTCAACAATCCTCAGTCTACATACAGCATCATGACTATGAAGGGTGATGCAACGCCTGCAACAGTGGGTGATAAGGTTCACCCATTCAACGATGAAGCACGTGTGACATTAGGAAAGATTGTTGCAAGACAGATTAGTACGTTGTTTTAAAACAGAGAACAATGGAAACAATAACCACAGGAAACGGAGCGGACAGACTATTGCACATCAACCGCAAGAGTGACTTCCCACTCGGTATAAGACTAATAAGGGAGGGGCAGACAACAGCCTTTCCCGATTACGACTTCACTTTGAGAGCCACGTCTGGAAGTGGGTTTACAGTATTCAAGGCAGAAAGGCGGAACGGCATCTGCACTCATTGCAAGATATCTGATGGTCAGCTTGTGGTGTTCTTTGACAATCATAACTTGGGTAAGGGTCGTGTGAAAATAGAAGTCTTTATAGACTTTCCCGATGATAACTTTTCAGACGGCTATCGTAGGGAGTGTTTCACAGCAATGTCAAACATTGAACTCGTTGACGACAATGGCGATGCTCTCAAACTCGCAATGCCTGACCCTATTGTGATAGAGAAGGAGGTCATTAAAGAGAAGAAAAGTATCTTAGTTTGGCAGATATAGTAAACATAACAGAATGGATACTTATAATTTTATAAATGCTCTATAAATTTTTATATAAAAATTATAAGAAAATTATAAACTGATACTCAAATAGTTACATGGATATTTATAATTTATTTATAAAAAGTTTATAAGAATTTTATAGAAATTATAAAGCACTCATTCGCAAAGGAAATAGATTATGGCAAATTTCACAATAGCGGAAATGGTACAATCCAACACCGCAGACAGATTAAAGATTAGCAACAACCCACCAGCAAGCGTAAGGGTTCATTTGACAGAAACAATTACGCTTTTAGAGTGTATTAGAGCAGAGTGGGCAGAGTATTGTGAGAGATATTCTCTCGGCACTCCTGCAATACGTATTTCAAGCGGCTATCGCTCACCAGAATTGAATAAGGCTGTAGGCGGAGTGAAGACCTCCGCACACGTTGAGGGGTACGCAGCAGACTTGCAGCCTGTCAATGGTAAGCAAGATGAGTTTGAACGTTTCTTTGCAACTGATTTCTCAAAGATGGGCTATGCATTCGACCAAATCATTATCGAGAAGTCGAAGACCTCCCGTTGGGTTCATGTAGGTTATAAGCGTGCTGACGGAAAGCAGAGAAGGCAGTGTTTCACATTAAACGTATAAGAGTATGGAAGATAAGGAAATTAAGTATTACGTGTACACGATGTTAATCATCATTGGCTTACTTGCGATGACGGCACTCTGCTTCACAAGTTGTTCACATAGAGTGTATGTACCTGTGCAGTCTATCCGCACTGATACTATCTACATGTCAAGGAAAGACAGCGTACATATCAAGGATAGTTTAATCACTCGGCAGGTGATTAACATCCGTGATAGTGTCGCTATTCATGATAGCGTGGTGATAGTCAAGGACGATCAAGGACACATCAAGGAAAAGTTAATTGTTCGCTATCGTGACCGCTGGCATGCTACGCAGGATAATCTTACACTCCAACGTCAGATAGACCGCTACAAAGCAAGCAATGATAGCCTACGTGCAACAAAGACAGAATACAAAGAAGTTCCAATACCAGTAGAAAAGAAACTATCTCGGTGGCAGAAAATCAAGATGGATGTCGGTGGTTGGGCGATAGGCGCAATGTCAACACTCCTACTTGCAATCATTGGCTATATCGTTGTTTGGCTGTTGAAGAAGTATAGAAAGATTTAATTCTTTCCAATGTTTGCAATATTGGAAAGAATTTGCATAAATTCATTGAATAAATATTCCTTTTCTCTTGCATCTTTCACGATAATTTGCTAAATTTGTAGGAGAAAAGTATTGAATTTGTTTTGAATTGATTTAGGTTTTTAGTTATTTTTCAGGTAAGATTATTTTTAGGATAACCCTGCAATCCGAGAGGACAAGCAGGGTTTTTCGTATAAACAAAAAAGGGAGCACCTACTTGGCACTCCCTTTGTAAATCCTAAACTTCTGAATGACAATGTACAATGGAACGTTCATGAGATTGTTTTCTCTTGCAAAATCCATCAGTTCTTGAAAATCTCTCTTTCCCATATTATCTTTTGATTGTTAATACTTTGCCTATGATTGCTTTGTCGAACGTCACCCAATCAACGGCAATCTTTTCTTTCCTATTGCGAAACGAAAGGGTGACGAAATACTGAGCATTAATGTGTTTCTGCTCGTAAGGCAAGACACCCTTATCTATCGTTTCGTAGTGCTCGGGTATCTCCGATTTCTCGATAACTATACCCTTTATAAGTCTGTTGCTACTATGTACGTAAACGGCAAGCCCAAATGTAGCAAGGGTTACAACTGCCATTATACAAAACTTTGTTCTACTCATGCTACTTTCTTTTTTGTTAGACCTAATTCCTTTGCGAACTCACGTAGCTTTGTAAGACCACATCCGATAAAGGCAGCGAGTTCCTTGTTTGTCTTTAAGTGGTAATTCTCACGTAGATAGTCTGCTTGTCTATCTGTGAGTTCATATTTCTTATGATTTTTCTTGTCCCACTCCATCATGTGTCTATCGGCTTCCATTCGTGCGTCAGGGTTAAGTTCAAGGGCAGCCATACCACTTTCATTAATAAACTTCTCTGACACAAGATTTAGCTCGATAACATCAAGCGAGCGTCTGCAATCCTCATCTTTGTTGAGGTCGATGCTCACGCAGTCTTTGCAGAGTATCTCCTCAACCTGCCCCCATGCTTGGCGGACAGAGTGAAGGCGTGCAGGCTTAAAGGTAAGTCCGAAGTTTACAGGAGGACAAGACGGACATCCTTCGATGAACTTATCGAACAATTCTACCGAGTAGTTGATAAGCTCGTATGCAAGGATAATATATGACTTTAAGTCACTATCCTTTATCATATTCCTATCAAGCACTCTTTTTATTGCTTGCCGGAAGAGGAATATATGCGGTTTTAACCTTTCATCAACGCTATCGAGGAAGTCCATGTAAAGCTGGCGTTTATCTATTTCAGCATTCTGCATATCCTGCATATTGAGTTTCTCAAAAACATCATATCGGGACATAGCATCTTTGCACGCTTTCTTTATTCTTTGTCGATATAGTCCTGCTTCTTTGATTTTCTCTATTGCATCACGCATATACGTGTGGGCGATGTCATTCGTTCCACCTACGATAGTGTGAAATAGGGCTGAAACATGGTTAAATGTTTCCCTATGTTTCTCTGTTATCTTCATGAAGTCAACTATCTCGTTTTTAGCCAACTTCTTTGCGTTAAACTCATTCATGTGCTTATCTTCCTGCTTTAATGATTCTATCGGCTGCCTCAGAGCCGTAAACCTGCCATAGACCACTTTCGTATTGGCAAATATGGTCGCCAAGTCGTGCGATCGTTCGTCCTTTAGTGTGTGTCTTTTTGAGGATTACAGCAGGCTTTCCTCCTGCATCTTTCGTCACTGCCATTACACACGGCAGGTTGTAAATGTCATTGATGTTCCTCCCATCAAATGAAATGTCTAAAATTACCTTCATTAGCTAAACCATTCTTTGTAAAGTTCATTCTTGCGAGTTTCGTAGTCAGCACCACGATACTCGTTTTCTAATCTTGCAATCTGCCTAAGCTTTGCCTTGACACATCGAGGAAAGAACTTTTTATTTATCTTCTTTGCCTGCCCAACAAGTGCAGCACGTCAATTAATGTATTCCTTTGCTGTCATAGTTATGCCCGTATCAGAGAACGTTAGCACATACTCATTTGTTCTTAGTGTGTAAGTATCTAAGCCTTATAGGGTATCAAGTCTTTTGCTTCTTCCTCCCACATATCGCCTTCGTTTTCCTCGAAATCGAGGTAAACTGTTCCATTGCTCAAGTCGGCAAGAGTTGAGTAAAGCCCCACGACTGTCATAGGGAATCCGTCTTGATTGTTGCAGACTTTATCGCCAATCTTAATATCACGAATATCCATGATTACTCTCCTATCTCCTCGTGGTACTTTCGCAATGTTTCTTTCACACGCCTTGCAGCTTCGGCGGTATACTCCTCGGTGTGAAAATAGTTGAGAGCATTCCAAAGTCCGTTATCAAAAGTGCTATAAGTATCGTCTATACTTTTAACTGTTAAAT